TTGGTCAATTACCGATAGCATAGCAATAACAGGGTCAAGAGCTAATCAGGCGGGTGCAAGTGCTGGCTCATGGCTTACAAGTGTTAGTGCAGATCAAATTACCATAACAGGGAATGGAACTACACTTGACCCTGTACGAATGACAGGTAAATACACACCGCTTGCCGATTCATTAACAGCTTTTCAGATAACAAAAGCAGACGGTACAACAAATGTTTTTAATGTTGATACAACTAATTCACGAATTGGAATTGGTGGAATTACAGATCCCGCAGTACCTCTTGAAGTAGCAACGGCAACACGAATAACCAGAATTGCTAACAATGCTATTTTACAAATTAACCGTATCAATGGAACAAGGGACGCTCGAACCGCTGTATTATCCGGTGATATAATTGGGGATATAAACTTTACTGGAAGTTATGACGCTACAACGAATGTTACCACAGGGGCGGTTATTCAAGCCGTTGCAACTAACAACTGGTCAAATACTGTACGGTCAACTGATATAGTAATAAAGACAGCTCCTGCAAGTGGGGTGGTGGCAGAAATTGCACGGTTCACTGGTGTGGGTGGATATTTTGGTATAGGCACACCAAATCCTCTAAACTTATTCAACGCTCAAGGTGCTAATGCTACTATAGACAATTATCAACAAATATCTGCAACCACAAGTAATGCTCAAGGTGCTAATATTGGTGGTGGTATAAGTCTTGGCGGTCGGTATGTAGATGGTGCAAGCGGTGCGTTTGCAATGTTTGGAACTATCGTAGGACGTAAGGAAAACGCAACCAGCACTAATTTCGACGGATATTTAGCCTTTGGAACTAATAATACATCTACTGGAATTGTTGAACAAATTAGAATAAATAGTGTTGGTGGTGTGGGTATTGGAATAACTACCGGCATACAAGCTAAATTACATATCAATGCAGGAACAGCTTCAGCTCCAACTCTAAGCAATCCAACAGGAACAGCTATTATAATCCAACAGGGTTCTGTTTTAGCTACTTGCATGGGGATGGATAACAACGCAAGTTTCTATATTCAGGGTCAAAGAATAAACAGTGGTGGCACAAACACTTATGAAGTACACTTGAACCCATTAGGTGGAAATGTATTTCATGGAGGCTATACTCGTTTAGGAGACACGGTTGCAAATGGTTGTCCAGCTATCAAAATGAAAAAACTTACTGGTACGACGGCAAGTACAGAGGGAGGTGTTGTAGAAATAGCTCATGGAGTTACACCAAGCAAGATAATAGGTGTTAGTTGTAAGGTTGTAAGTAGCACGGATTATGGAATAGCTCCAGAGTATACTAATTTAACTGGATACCAATATAATTTATATCATAATGCAACTATTTTTAGCGTTTCTAACCACGCAACTAATAGCGAAAATATATTATCAAAGCCTATTGTTATAACAATAATTTACGAAGAATAGAAAAACTATATCAATTATGCTATACTTTAATTAGGAGGAAACGAAATGAAAGTAGATTTTAATGTAGGACTTCTTGACCCTAGAGGCAAGCCGGCAATTAACGGAATGGGTGTACCTCATTTACTTGCGGATACTTTAATTGACAAATTGAGTCAAAAAGCAGACCCGATTACAGCACGTAAGGCAATGGGTTATGTAAAGAAACTTGTTAGCAATGAAGTGCTAGAATTGGACGATGCGGATTTTAGAGATTTATACAGCTTTATTGAAAACGATAAAGACCTGTTTAACTTTGCAAAGATTCAAATGCTCGACGCTATGGATTTAGGAAAAGAAAACAGTAAAAGTCCGCCGTTAGAACTGGTTAAATAAGAGGTAACAAATGGCAGTAATTACACTAGCAGAATATAAAGCGATAATTGGAACCACAAGCACCGCAAACGATACTCAAATCAGCACACTTATTCCTTTAGTGCAGGGTGATATTATCTCAATATGTAATTACGCCTTTGGAACCGACACAGACCCTGTTGTAGAGACTTGGCCAACTGGAATGAAACTTTATGCCAGCCAGATGATTACGTACCTTCTACAGGGTTTATCAGATTCTGGAATGGTTAAATCTGAATCTATCGGTGGGTACTCATACACTAAATCCGATATGGGTAATTCAGGTTATCCAAAGTCAATTGAGATGGGTTTATCAAAATGGAAACGCGTTTCCGTAAAGACGCCAAAAGAAACAACACAATACAGAGACAGGCGAGGCAACTCAGCCGAATCTCTTGTAAATAATCAACCGGCTTATAACACGCCGGATATACCACTGGAGGACTAAATGCATATCGTAATGGAACGCAATGGACTTGTTTTTGATATGAATCTGGACGAAGTAAAAGACAAGGCTTATCTTGAACAACTTAAAAAAGATGGGTTTAAGGAAGTAAAAGAACCTATCAAAGAGACAAAGAAATAATGCATATCTCAAAAACCATTTTATCCGAAACGGCAACACTTTACCCATACACAGGTACT